GCTGCCATTCTCGCCATAGCAATAATGCAACCGATAAGCAGACCCAGTAAAAGACTAATAACCTTGTCCTTATTCATTCACTCACCTCCCTGATCTCGTATGTAATTTTTATGTTTTCCTGTGCCTCCAGTAATTCTATGAGAGTCCTTAAGATACTCTCACCTGTAGGCTGTGTTCCTACCACTTCCATATACTTACCTCTCTAAAAAGTGTCGGTTTCTAAACTTTTTCGACAAAAAAATATAAATGTGCGTCTGCAAGCGGAATATGTAATAGGTCACAGGCCTTAGCGATTTCTGACGCTTTCCACTGTACAGAGCCATTTAAGCGCTGGTTAAGCGCTGTTTTACTCTTTCCCAGCGCCTTAGCAAAATCCTCCTGAGTATCAAACACCGCTTTAATTTTAAGTTTTAAGTCTTTGTAATCCATAGTCTCACCTCCTAAAAAGTATTTGTTTCTAAACTTTTTGCTTATAAAAAAGTGTAGGTTTCTAAACTTCCTACGCCTTTAATTATACTGATATAGTTTTGCTTGTCAATATAAAAAGTTGCTTTTTCTATACTTTTTTTCGGTTTTTCTGTGCTTTTAGTTGTTTTTTCAAAACTTTTATGGTAAATTTATCTTACAAAAGAGAGGAGGGAAATAAATGGAAAGTTATGAAAGACAGAATAGAGTAAGAGAGGCTTTACGCATAAGAGGAATGAAACAGGTAGAATTATGTGAAAAGACTAAGATTAAAAAGAGTTCACTTAATAACTGGTTACGCCAGCGCTGGCAGCCTAAACAGGACGCCCTGTTAAAAATGGCCAGAGTGTTAGACGTATCTGAAATGTGGTTAGCCGGTTATGATGTGCCTATGCAAAGACCTGTGGCACAAATAAAAAATGATGAGCTTGCACAGCTCATCTTTGAGATTAAAGAGGATGAGGATTTAAAAGACCTCTTTTCTTCTATATGTAGTCTAAGTGATGATCAGCGCTCTACCATTAAAAGCATGGTTAATGAGTTAAGTAAAGTCAACTCTTTGCACTGAGTAAGCTCTGTATGAGGTATAGTAGCTCTATATCTTCACACTTGCTTAACAGCTCTTTGATTGTTTCAATAATAAAAAGTTTTTCCATAGCTACACCCCAGCAATCGAACAAATGTTTGTTTTATAACAATAATAATATTACTATAACTTTTCTAAAAATTCAATAGTAAAATTATAGGAGGCTTATATATGGCACCGAAAAATAAAAAAATAGAGCGTATAGCCTGTTATGTCCGTGTATCATCACAAGAGCAAAAGCTACACGGTCTATCTTTAGACGCTCAGCGTGACACTCTTAAGCGCTACGCTGAGGAGCACGGCTTAAATATTGTAGAGTGGTATGAGGATGAGGGTATAAGCGGCCGTAAACTGATCAGACGTAGACCGGCGCTCCAGCGTATGTTAAATGACGCTAAAGCCGGTAAGTTTGACCGTATTATATTTATTAAGTTAGACCGTTATTTTAGGTCTGTGGCTGAGTATTATGAGTGTCAGAAGATATTAGAGGCTAATAAGGTTACATGGACGGCTACAGAGGAAAAATACGACCTCACTACGGCTAACGGCCGTTACTGGGTCACTCAAAAACTGGCTATGGCAGAATATGAGGCAGATCAGACTGGTGAGCGTATTGACTTGGTAAATGAGTATAAAGTACGTACAGGACAGCCACTTACCGGCGCTAATAGTCAGGGCTTAGCTTTTACTGTGGGTAGGGATGAGACTACAGGCTTAAAAAATGTTATTCCTGATCCAGAAACCAAAGATATGGTTACTGATTTTATCAATCACTTTTTAACTCATCAATCTGTAAAAGGCAGCACTGTCTATGTTAATAATAAATACGGTACTACTCACGAATACCAGCAATTTAAGAGAATGTTACGTGATACTAAACTTTATGGCCACTATAGAGGTAATGACTTCTACTGTAAAGGTTACGTGGATAAAGCTACATGGGATAAAATACAAGCTCTTTTATCCGGCAATGTAAAAAAGCGTAAAAATAATAGAGTATATCTATTTACCGGCTTAATTCTCTGCCCTTGCTGTGGACGTAAATTAACTGGTGTATCGTCCAGTAACAGAGTTAACAGAAAACCTAACGGTAAAGTGTATGTATATAGTCACACTATTTATCAATACCGCTGTAATAAAGCTAAAATGTCTAAGACTTGTAGTTTTAACAAATATCCAAATGAGGAAAGACTGGAAAAGGCTTTACTAAATAACCTTAACCGCTTTATTAACAACCATATTACACACATCAAAATAACAGCTAACACTAACACGCATACAGACGGTGTAAAAAACTCTATAGCTAACTTACACTCTGAAATGAGTAGGCTTAACACTATGTATAGAAAGGGTAGGGTTAAAGAGGAGGAGTATGATAGAGACTATGAGGAGCTGGAAAGACAGCTGGCAGAGTTGCAAGAGAGTCTAACACCTGTGGAGGAAAGAGACTTAAGTGTATATGAGGAGTTACTGGCTAAAGATGACTGGAAAAAGTTATATAATGCTCTAAATAAAGAAAATAAAAGAGCTTTCTGGCGCAAGTATGTTAAGAGCATACAGTTAGATACAGAGGGCAAACTGGATGAGATAATATTTTTTTAGGCGTGGTGCTACTAACTACGCCGTACCGTTCGGCACACATATAAAAGTAGCACAACTAAAAAGGAGCTGGAAACATTGACAAAACAGACTATTGAGCGTCAAAAAGAAAGATTATATATGATGTATGTAAAGGATTTAATCACTTATGAGGAGCTTATGTTTTACCTGAGCAAGTTAGATGAGCCACTTTTAAAAGAGCCACCCACAATATACTAATCATAAAAAGAGCCGGTCAGTTATTGACCGGCTTTTTATTATTTTTTAAATTTTTCACATGCGGAAGTATTGCAACCAATCCATGCGCCATTTTCTTTTTTATAATATTTGCTGCTGTCTTTACAGGTACAGTAGCCGCTATTTGGAAAACAACCTCTTTTATAATATTTGCATTTATTACATTTTATATTATTCATATATTCCTCTCTTTCTGCTGGAGCTTAACCCCTCCAGCTGGGTTTATGTGTTATGCTAATGCGATCTGACCTAAGTCATTTACTATTTTTCTTGCCTCTGCCTTAGTTCTTGTCTCTGCTACTTTTTCATACTTCTTAAATTCCTCATTTGTTAAAGGTGCTAAACAGTACATTTTTACTTTTCCGCTTACGATTGCATATACTCCATATTTCATATCCTTTACCTCTTTCTTTCTGGTATTTATTACCTGTTCCTTATGATGTTATTATAATATACTTGCACAAGTATATCAATGTACAAAACCGACAAACTTACACAAGTATATTTGTACAATGTTTATACTTGTGCAAGTATAAACATTTTTATATACTATTTACAGGAGGTAAATCATAATGAGAAGAGAAAAAATAATAGACTGTACTGAAACTGATACTTATGCCGGTATTGGTGTATATAGTATAGAAAACTGCAATAACGGTAAAATATATATAGGCTCATCAAAAAACATTAAGAGTAGGGTGAGGCAGCATGAGTGTCTATTTTATTATAGACACTGTAACAACAGAATACTACTTGACATTAACAAAGGACATACTTTTAAATCTCATATACTTTATAAATTTTCACCGCCTTGCAAAGAGAGTGAATTAAGATCGAAAGAAAGAGAAATAATACATAAATTAGACTCCTTTATAAACGGTTATAACATCAATCCAGATACAAAATATATTAAACAGATAGAGAGGGTGTTTTAAATGGGTAAATCATCAACTAAAGCAAAAAATAAATATAACGAAACTAATTATGATCGCATTCATATTTCAGTACCTAAAGGTGATAAAGAAAAATACAAAGCGCTGGCAAGCTCCAGAGGTCTTAGTTTAACTCAGCTTATAGTTAACTTATTAGAGGAGGCTAAAGATGGCAGATAACAATAATGACAAAAGCCCACTCTATACCGTTAACCATGAAAAAGCTGAGGAGTATTTACAAAAGGTAGACAATGACATAGAGTGGCTTGAAAATTTTTCAAGGAAAGTAAAAGAGAGCGGCAAATAAACCGCTCTCTTTTATTTCTATGTATATCTTTTTTATTTTTGCTAATGCTATATGCACCTCCTAAAATAATAAACTTCTGATCAGATATAATAAACTAATATCCTCACACTTATCTACCAGTTTTTTAATACCATTTTTTAAATAGTTTAATTCTTCCATATCCTCACCTCCTGAAAAGATTTTATTATATTGGTGCAAATATATCTATTGACACAATTACTAAATATTTACACCAATATATAAATATATTTTGTTTAGTTTGTCTAATTGTTTTGGTTTCTAAACTTTTATATAATAAAAACACAATAAAAAGTATTTGTTTCTATATTTACACCAATATAATAAAAG